TGTCTTGTTGGTATAGTTGCTTTGCGCGCGTAAGGCTTCTTGAAGTCGCTCTAGTGCTGCATAGCGAACCTCAATCACTGGTGTCTTTGGGCCTAATAGCGCGAGGCAAGTGCGCCATCGTTTATAGGCATAGTCACCATCTTTCTGACCAGCCCATAACTTTGAGCCAGCATCTTCATCTAAGTTACTCAAGCGGTATGTCTTATCGCGCGTGACAGACTCTTCACCAATGAACAATAGCTCGTGTTCAATACGTAAAGCATCTTTGTGGCTGTTGGTTCTCACAACCTTTCGATTGCCAGCTACAGTAACTTCAACCTTCCAGACACCTGTAGGTCTACCGTTCCTTTTCTCTACGTAGATGGACATAAGGCTACAGTCCTTGCGCGCGTAAAAGCTTCTTGGCTAACTGTTCTCCTTTAGCAGTCAAAAATATTGGTGTTTTTCTTTGGTCTTGTGGATCATCATATTTGTCGATTAACTCGTAAGACTTCTCAGTCCTGCGAGGGTGACTACCAAGACTATTGATAATGCGCGAAGCAGGGCCTTTAATCTTGTTAAGTCTTTGCGCGTAGTCAGTTGGCCCTAATCCAGGTCTTATAGCTATCTCCAAGAACATCTTCATGTAGCTGACAGGAAACTGGTCAGAGAGGTTCTCGAACTCATCTAAAGTTCTAATGACACGCTCTAATGCTGACCGTTCTTCCTTGGTCCACTCTACCTGTTTCTTCACTTGTTACTCCTCAACCATATGAGAGGTGTAAGCCCTCTGACTCAAACATTGTAACCAATGGTGCACATTTGTCCATTGGTATAAACCACCACGGCCAATACTCAGTAGTTGTTCCAATTACAATCGCATAAGCACGAATGTTGACAATAATTAATATTGCCCCCTCTTGTCCCTGGTAAACCCGATCCCACAAGAGGAAACCATCGGGTAAGTCGTCTAAGTGCTTGATTTTTATCCAGTTATCCATAGCTAATCCTTTGGGAATTGATACCCTTGTTGACATCTCTGTTTCTTGTAGTGTCTCTACTCTAGCACTAGAACATACTGGGAACGCAATACTATTTTTCATGTAAGACCCCATAAGCCATGTAATGCCCTAGAAGCCACAGAAATGGCTTTAGAGTCAGGTTTGGTTACCAATGGCTACAGGGTGCTGATAGGTCGCGCGAAGGCGCTCTATGAGCTTCCTGAGGCCAAAGGCCCACTTTTCGAAAAAACAGAAATACACACACGCGACCTAAAGGTAGGTCTGGATGGACTCCCGCTTTCAAAAAAGCAGAAGCATTCGCGTGACATTGTTAAAGTAGGCAGATTGCTCATTGGGTGTCAATTCCTAAACAAGCAGAAAAATACGTTTCCTGTTGAATGCGCTATTTGTCCATTTGACACACTAGGCAGACTAAAGGCTCATCGAAGCGCGAGAGGCGCATAGAAGGCCGCTCAACATCTATGATTACTCCAATGGCCTGTGGGCTAAACCAATTGTTGCACGTGTCTATATCGCGCGAGTCGAGACCTGTGGTGTCTCCAGTAAGGATATAGTTCAATAAGCGCGCGGGGGTGGATACGTAAGAGATGCTTGTCATGATGCAAAAGCCTTCAGTTGAGCTGCTGTCCAAAGATTACGTTTGATTGTTGGGTTATCCCTGCGCCACTTACATTCGCGCGAGTAGGCATAGGGATTATGAAAGGCCCACAATGCTGCGACTAACTCATCTTTTTGTTCGCGCGAGTTGAGCCAAGGGCGCGACTGAAGGCGCTTAACAGTAGCTAATAGGTCATAATGACTTCGATGCCCTAAGATATAAAAGACATCTTCAGCGGTTAGTTGTTTTACTTGAGACACGATAGTTATCCTTCCGTTACCTTGTAGACGCAATTAGTCGCGCGAGTGGCGCTAGTGCTACAGTCCAAACAAATAGACTTTCATTGCGTAACCAAACGCAAACGAGCCAAAGATAATCCCTAGCGCGAAGGCGACATAATCCCAGTAAGTCTGAAAGATTACGGTTTGCGCGTGAGGCGACGATATAACGCGCGAGTGGCGCTTAAGCTTGTGCATTCAGTTTAATCCTTTTAGTTCTCTAGTTTCCAAATTATATTGATAATTAACAGGCTCTATACTTTCGCTTGCTCTAAAAGCTTTAACAGCAAACCAGCGATAGCTTAGGTCCCTGGCGTTTTCTAAAGCTTCAGCTTCAGTCTCAAAGCGCAAGGCGTTACCATACCATTTGCCGCTATTATCGGTTTGGACTTCGGGCTTGTAAGACATGGCTATAGTCCCTCTATTGCTTTGATTAAGTCCGCAGTTTCATCGCATGTCCAAATAAACCAGCCGGTATAGATTAGGTCCAGTTCGTCTTTATGGGTTGTATTGTAATACCAATGTTCAAAAGTATTCATGCTCTTTACTCCTATAAAATCGTGATGCTACCTAATGGCCCAGCTAACAATCTGGCCGTTAGTATTGCTTCTTTTTTGCTTTTAAAATTCGCTATTTCATGCGGTTTACTGTTTATTATTCTAGCTAGCCGCCAAGCGCCTTTAGTTTTATAAATTGAATAATTCATCACCATGCCCCTAATCGCTCAAGGGCCGCTCTATCCTGATCAAATAGCACTATTGCGCCATGTGTCTGGGCTTTCCATTTTTCCATTAACGCTTCTATCTCGCGGTAGATTGCGCGCTCTTCTTCACTCATAAACATTAAGGCGCTAATAGATACTTTGAATGGATTGCAAACCATTTGCGCGCCATACCATGCAGCTTTAGCTAATGGATCTTTGGGAGCATTTTTTAATAGCAAGCCCTTATTCTTACCTTGTTTTATAGTTGCACCTTGTAAAGCAAGCGCCGCTTTATCTGATATTGTCATGATAATAACCCTTTCTATGTGTTAACCATTGGTAACCATTAAGACAAAAATATAGCTTCAGCTTTCTTTGCACTAACCCCATGTGCTCTAAATGCTATGATAACGTCTCGATTAGAGATGGCGCATAGTCCGCAATCTTTACAACTAACGTCGTCTCTGGTTTGCGCTGGACAGACAATCGCCTTGTTACCGTTAGGCGTCATAAATTTAGCTTCAGCATCTCTAGGTGCTATTGTTACAACTGGACCAATGTCCAGGGCTTTGAGCCTGTCCGCCTCTTCCAGATTGTCCGCGCTAAGGTTTACAGTAAATCCATTATTATTGGCGTATTGCACTAGGCTTGCATTAGTTGCGTTATTTTCTACAGGCTTATGAGTATAGGTAAAGCCACGTTTGCCGCTATTAGCTTGCACTAGCTGCTCTAGTGCGGGCTTATCAATTTCATTATTTTCCCCAGGTAAATCGCCAGCCTGGTTATGTCTCCACAGTTGCCCTAGTGGTAGCTTAGAGACATTATCTAGAATAGATTGCCAGCTAGTCGCATATTGGCCCTTGTTTATTTTCTGCCAATACATGCCAAGCGGACCGCTTTTAGCATAGCATGGTCCTTGCTTAGTTGTATCAATATTGCCTTTATCGTCGCGCCCATACTTTAAAGGACATGCGTCGGGGCAAGTCTTAGCATCGCTAGTCGTAACTGGAATATTACCAGTCTTAACATTGCGAGATTTACGGGCAAAAGCGTAGTGCATGTTAGTAGCTCCTCTAGTTATCCAAACGTAACCAATAAGACGCAATAAGAGCGTTAGTTTCCGAACAATACCCAAGGCATTGCGCCAATGAATGCGAAAGACGATAGGACAAATAGAAAGTATAGTGTCTCGATGATTGCATATGAGATACGGTAGGACATGATAGTTGCTCCTAGTTACTTGCGTTATCGATAAGTAACAATAACCCATGCGTAACCAATTGCAACAACAAAAATAAAGCATAGTGTTATCAATGGGTTATGCTTGGGGGACTTGGGGTGGCTCTAGTGTAAATCGATCAGAGAAAGCCTATATAAATCAATGCTTTATAACATAACGCTTTATCTATACGGCAGTATGAGATTATATAATGATATCAATTACTTATGAACAATAGATATAAATCAAGTAATATCAATGGCTTACAACACTAGTTCAATGTCACCTAGTGTTAGGCCAAATGTCTTGATAAATGTCAATGATTGTAACCCAAGTATTACCATTTGATATACATGCGGATAGTTAGTCCGCAACCCAGAGCTAGAACAATTAGATTACAGCAAGATAGCAAGAGCACTAGAGAACAAGAGTAACAAGAGCTTGCACTAGTCGCTGTAGGGTCCCTCTAGCCATGTAAAAACAGCAGTTTCTTTAAAAATGCTTTTCAAAAATACCGCTAAAGCGCGCCCGTTGTTGTTTGTCTCACGAACGTTTTGTTCAACTTATGGGACCCGCGAACTGGCGCAAACCTCATGTTTTCTGGAAAACTACGTAGTTGCGCTGAGAGACTCTAATATCAATAAGTTACGACCACTTTTTGTATCTCACACCGCTTATAGAATAGACACGCTACAAATGCGTAGTTTTAGACAGACCCAGTGTCGTCTCGGCGTGAGGTCCAGCTACCTCAGTTAACTATCGCCACCACAGATAACTCACCGACTGCTAGTTACCCCAAGTAACCACAGCTCACCGACTGCTACCTAAGTAATAGTTACACTGTATAACTAAAGCTACTAAAGTAAACTATAGCTTACTTATAATATATTTATAATAGATATAACTATAGATACTCAAGTATACTTTAGTTAAACAGCGGAGCTATAACTAAAGTGAACTAAAGCTACTTTAAGTAAACTCTAGTTACACTGCATTCTTTCTATATTACTTAAGTCACCAATACCTTTTCTATTAATCACTATCTTCTCTATATCTTTAGAGCCTGTGGCTCACTTAAGTTACTAAGGGAGCCTCTATTGGCTATCGAAACTGCTACATTTATCTCTGGTCTCGTATCAGCTAATCCTCCTGGCACTGATGCTTTGGGTCAAGCTGACGACCACATTCGTCTCATTAAGGGTGTCCTCAAGAACACATTCCCAAACCTTAACGCTGCCTGTAACGCTACCCCTCTGCAACTCAATGGTTACTTTGTACCTCAGGGTGCCATCATCATGTGGAGTGGCGCTAGTGTTCCTACAGGGTGGGCGTTATGTGATGGAGGGACTTACAGTAAATCAGATGGCTCTGGTTCCGTTCAGACACCCAATCTCACCGATAAGTTCATCATAGCGTCTGGCGTTAAGGCCATAGGGTCCACTGGTGGTGCCTCTAGCTCCACACCGACGATTACCGTTACCAATGTTGGCTCTACGCTAACTCAAGCTAACCTACCGTCCTATAACCTTACTGTTACCGACAATGGTCATGTGCATACGGCAACTGATAGTGGACATCCTCATAGCTACAGTGCTCCCAATACGTCCAATCAGCAAGGTGGCGCACCAGGTAGTAGCTACACCTTCACTAATTTTGTTGGGACCGCAACGTCATCTTCTGGTGTTGCTAACGTCTCTATCGGATCATCCACTACAGGCATCACTGTAGCCTCTGGTGGCTCAGGCACAGCGCATACACACGCTAATACCGCTACGTCCTCCAGCGTATCTACAGTCCCACCTTACTACACATTGGCTTTCATCTATAAACTATAGGAGCGATTAGATGACTCTCGTTCCTATTCGTGACATAGGCAAACTAGGTGTTAACACCGACTGGTCACCCTTAGACCTACCAATAACTGCATGGACCTTTGGTTCCAATGTTCGCTTTATGGACAACCGCATTAAGCGTGGTCCTATCTTCAGCAAGATTTCTAACATTACGACAAACACCAGTCCAAGGTTCTGTCATAGCTACAGGCTCCTTAATGGCACCCTAGCGTTCCTATTGCTTAACCAAGATGGTTCCATCGTTAAGTGGGTAGCCTCTACTCCCGCAGCGACACCCGCTGAGACTAACATCAGTGCTACAGGGTGGACTGCTGATACTAAGCGTATCCCTTATACCTCAGAGTTTCTAAACGAAGTCATCTACGTCAACAGGGCTGACCGTGTTCCTTGGGCTATGGGTACAGCCGATAGCACCTTCAAAGCGTTAGCGAACTGGCCTTCAGATTGGCGGTGTGACGCTCTACGTTCCTTTGAGGGAGTTCTTGTAGCTCTTAATGTTACTAAGGGTGGCATTAAGTATCCCAACATGGTGAAGACATCTGAGTTCAGTGTCTATGGCACTGTACCGACCACCTGGGTAGCCGATACGACCAATAGCGCCACAGAGAACATTATAGCTGACCTTAATAGCCCCTTAGTCGATGGTGTTACCTTACGTGACCGCTTCATCCTCTATGCCTCCAATGAGACATGGGTCATGGAGTATCGAGGTGATAACCTCATGTTTAACTATAAGCGTCTCTTCTACGATAGAGGTCTTATAGGTCAGAACTGTGTCGCTGAGTATCAATCAGTTCACTATGTATTCGGTAATGATGACATCTGGTCTCACGATGGCTATCAGCATAAGTCTATTGCTGTAGGTCGTGTCCGTGACTTCATCTTCCAAAACTTAGTTAGATCAGAGTCACATCAGTTCTTCGCTCTTAATAACCCTAAGCTAGGCGAGATTATCTTCTATTATGTATCCAATGACCCTTACTGTCATTTTCCAGTAGGAGGCAATCGTGGATACCCTGGTTGCAATAGAGCTGCTGTCTATAACCACATCTACGACACCTGGACATTCTTTGATGTGCCATACGTAGTCGGTGGATACGTAGGTGCAGTCTACACAGGTCTCACCTACGCAGAACAAGAGACACAAGCCTACGACCCAGTGACTGCCACCTATAATTCACTGTGTGATGAGACAGCTCGTTACTTGATGACTGTAGGTGTAGGACAGACAATAACTGGGGGAACCCTAAGTCCCGCTATTCGTCTCTTTGAGGATACCTCCGTAGCGTCAGCTATAGGCACTATCGATACCTTAGCGACTGCTCCCGTATTCCTTGAGAATAAACAGATGGACATGGATGACATCTCTAAGGAGCTACGTGGCTACAAAGTTGTAAACCAGATGTGGCCGGAAGGTACATTTGATGCAGGAGCACCCGCCATGACGTTTACATGGGGTTCTTCAGATGCCTCGAATGTTATTCCTGTTTACGGTAGCTCGATGACGTTCGATGGCTCTACGTACTCTAAGTTAGACTTCAATGCCCCTGGTAAATACCTGAGCCTTAAGATGACTTACAGTGGCGTTCAGTCTTTTAGCTTCTCTGGTTTCGACATAGATTATCAGGTGTTTGGACATAGATAATGCCGAATAACCCTTTAGAGACTTATATTAAGACACCTCCTCCATCTAATCCTTTATCTAGAGAAACTTACCTAGAGCAACAATTAGGTGCCATAGAGAGAGTTCTTCAA